TGTAACAACGTCTGTACGCAACGCACTACCACGTAGATTAAAGTTCATGCCTGGAAATAGATCAATCATATACCACTGGTTTGGTGGTAGGTGTGGAAATGAGAGGTCTTCTCTAGATTCACCTAACTCAAACTCACCATACTGTACCTCAAAGCTACCTACGTTTACATGACCATTCTCAAACCCTGTACACTTACGTGCAAAGTACTCTTCATTAAAACCAGTTACACGATTGAAGTAGTGCATGTAATCGTGGTAAAATTCACTATTGGTATCATGCCACAGTTTATAGTTACTGTCGATGATTGCTTTGTGATAATGGAATACTTCCAATGGCTCTGTGTCGAGTGCTGGACGAATAACATCAAATGCACCAGCGGCCCATGCTTCAACATCTTGAGTTGGTTCTAGATTAAGTGTGACCCATACCATACCACCAAACTTAACTTCACATGGCAATTCTTGACAGTTCCAATGATCATAACCACCATCAGATTCTAGGTTGCCACTAACTGGCATGGATTGAAAGTTGTGCTCAAACGCTACAACTCTTTCTTTATCACGGATCATTGCTACTTTAGAACCAGCAATACTGGAAGTTCTGAAGTCTAGATGGTTCTCTAGTTCTGACTCATGGCAGAGAGGTATCCAACATTTTTTGAATATTTTTTCTTGCTCTGCATGAAAGATTCCCCAATCACTATAAATCCGACTATCTACATATTCTACACTTGGGTCTGCTAACCATTGGGTGTGTTTTCTTGCGGGCATTATCGTTCTCCTATCTTATCAAACATTAGTTTTACTCTCCCTACAATACGGAATATTTAGGAAATTCCAAGAATAGGTTTTACAGTCCATCTCTATTAATTTATCTATAAATTCTTCCTTTGTAAGGCATGGTGGCCACCCTAATGCTACTCTACTCCACTGACAATCTTTTTTAAGTGCCAGGGATGCACCGTTCTCTGATAATGTCTTGCCTGTTTGATTTGCAGAAATAAAATCTCCAGCAGTGCTTGCAGCGGAAATTTGCCACGGAATTCCTACCAATGAACAACCATTAAGGAATCCCGACAACACAACTATAAAGATTCGGAGTTGATTTGTGTTGGTCATGGTCTTTATTCACACGCTCATTTAATCTGTCATAATTTTTTACGACAAATTCATTACAAGATATTTCTGATTTAAATTTATAGGTGGAAAGCACTTCTTCAGAAGGAGCTCCACTGGTGAATGTGAGAATGACTATAATGAACCATGTCATACATTATACGCCAAAACTCTCGCCGCAACCACAACTACTTTTACTGGACGGATTCTTGAGGGCTAAATAAGAGCCTCCGAGCTCAGTAACATAGTCAATTTCTGATCCCAAAATATACATTTCAGCGAGAGGATCGACCACTAGCACCTCATCAATAGGCTCAGACCATTGTACATCTGGATGGTCAGTCATCAGACCCCAAACATATTGAAATCCAGAACAGCCGCCACCCTTAACGGCAAGAGATACCTTATCACCATTCATGATAACGCTCTTCATATAGTTTTTTGCTTTATCTGTTAATGTGACCATATTATTATTTAGGGAAAGTTATTCCCCTCGTTCACCTTTTCTCGTCATGTAGGATAAAACATTGCTCCAATAGTAATAAGACCAACTATATTCTCTACAGGCTTCAATAATACTTTTTGTACTACCTATACGCTTCAGCGTTAAGTCTTTCATTTTCCATTTCCCTCATTCGTTCAACAATGCTCATAAAGATAGAAAAAAACTGTTCCATCTTATCCGTTTGTGCAACAGTTGGAACACAAAGAGTCTTTGCATCCTTATCTTGTTCCATGATAGCAACTCTTGCGTCTAGGCACTCAGTCATAGACGGCATCTCAACTTCATATCCACCACCCATTCCACCACCAAGGGCAGAGACAATTAACAGAGCTTTCATACTCATATGCCTATCTCATCTTCTACAGTGAAATCAATTCCTAGTTCTTCACAAGTTAAAACCATTTTGACTTTTACTTTTCCAGTATCTTTCCAAGCATTTTCAATTTCTTTTTGTGATGCAATTCCTACTTTTTTTAGAAATCGTCTAATAGACATATTGAGTTCTTCATCAGCATCTGTCATTATGCAGCTTCCTTATATTTGTCATACCAATATTTTGATGAGCTACGTAGTTCATCGTTTGATTCACGAATGTACTCTAATACATCCTTTGCAAGATCAGACTGTCGTACAGACCATTTGTCACCACGTTGTGCAATCTGATCAAGAAATTCTTGAACATAGTCAATTGACGGGCAAGTGTAGCCTGGAACATTTGGTGCAGACAGTTTTGCATTATCAATCTTTTCACGTTTTACAGATTTTCTCATATTTTTTCCCATCCAAAATTAGAACACTTGTACTTAGTTTCACCAATTAAAACCATGTCACCAACAGACGTTGACCTACACCCCTCATTAGGAAACATAGACGTAACACCTTCATTGTTCCACCAAGCATCATTGATAGAGTTGGTCTTCATGAAAGCACACTCCAACTTGTCTGTATCTGTCCAAGACTTCTCAACATCAACAAACGCAACTACATGAGGAGTATCCCCAAATGCAGCGTGAATTACTGATACTTTCTCTGTCGTAAGAGTTTTCATCAGAGCCTCTGTTTTCTTATTAAGCATAATAGCCTTCTTCTGTGTAATAACCAATAGGTGAACCATTTACACTAGGAGCGGAGTCAATCTCACTCTGTAGAATGGTAGTAGTAGAACCATCGTCCCATTCCATAATAGCTGATGTAGGGATTGTCACACCGTTTACTGATTTGATGATGCCAGTAACTGTACCTTCCCACAGGGGAATCATTGCACCGAAATTACCGATAATTTTTGTTCCAACTTCAATCATAATTTTCTCTCTCTCTTGATTATATTACTATTATACCACACGAAATAAGATTTGTCAAGAAGAAAATGATATCTCATCAGGAATATAATCTTCAGATATCTCAATCTCATACTCTGCATTATTGCTTACACCCCACAGAGTGCCATCCTCATCCATCTCTATGACATAAGAAATACCGTTATCTGTGATCATGTCACCATTTTTAAGTTTATTCATATTCTCTCTCTCTCTTGATTATATTACTAGTATACACTATAAAATAAGGTTTGTCAACAGTTAATTTCACTTTTTTCGTATAATTCTGCAAGTTTTCCTTCTAGAGCATACGCTTCAGTTTCCCAAGGCTGACGGTCATAAGCAGTTTTATTGTAGTTACGATATTTACCGTCCTTACACTTCCATAACTGCTTGTATCCACCTTGAAAATTATCTTTTAAACGTCCAGTGGCAAATTGCCAGATATGAACCATCTCATGAGTAATGGTCTCAATAAGTTTGTCTCGACCCTCAGTTCTGCCTAATTTATGGTCAATCTGAATGACCAAATCCTTCTTATCTTCGCCCATGTATGCATACCCATATGCACCCTCGTTCATGGTTTCAGTAAATCTTAACTCAATATCAAGTTTTCTCATACGTGGCATAAGTGTCTCAAGACAGAGCCACATGACATCCTCTGCCAGTTCTCTTTCTTTCTTTAGACCACCATTTGTTTCGATATGAATCATGCGAATCTCTTTACTTTTGATTATTACTTATAGTAACACATCCCAAAGAGATTGTCAACAAAAAAATGCAGCTTAACTGTATTTTAATCTATTTATGGTATAATGTAAGAGAATCAGAAAAGGAGTCTGTATGAGAGAGTTTGCTTTTAACGTGTGTATGCTATATGAATTGGTGTTTAATCTTCTAATTAGAGAAAAACACATTGATTGTGTGAATGAACCGAAAAGATTGAATATAAGAGTTTAGAAACCCTTGGGGGCCTTTTTGATGCCCCTATCTTTCATTTGTTGCATAACCCACTGTTTAGCAAAAGGGCTTGTTACTTTCTTTCGTAACAGGCCCTTTATCTGTTTAAATACAGGAGTCATTACATCTTCATCAGAGTTGTTATTATCGACAACAACAAAGTTTTGTTTGAAGTGTTGACTAAATTTACCTATGTTGGATTGTACATCTTTCCACGACTTAACAACAATGTTTTCTGGTACAGTTCTGTCACGCTTTGCATTACGCTCTAGAGCAGTGTCAAGAGAGGTATTGACAAATATCATATGAGTGTCATAACCCAACTGTTTTAGTAGAATGGATTGTTTTAAAATCTTATCATACTCTCTGCCTGTACCATCAATGATAAGTCCTATTCTACCCCCAAGATAACCACCTTTACGAGCATCTGTTACTCTCTTGGCTCTTGCACGTTCTACATCTCTTTGGTCAGTCTCATCTTCAGGCATCTTTTGAGACAAGCCAGCCTGTTTCAAATAACGCTCAAACGCATCGTCTGAATTAATTACCTGTAATCCAGTTCCACCAGTGGTTTTCCTGACAACGTATGATTTACCGCTGCCAGGTCCACCAGCTAGAAAAAACGCTTTAAATATATTGGGATCGTTAAGCCCCTCTTGCAATTCTTTGTACGTCTTCATAATTTCCTCTTGGCATATCTTTTCTGTACCCTGCTAATTCTATAATGTATTTATCATCATCTGAAAGTTCCTCTAGTATCTTACGCTCTTGTTTCTGAAAGTTCATCTTCTTGATTCTATTTTTCATTTTTATTGACATTGGTTATTCCTTTCTGACTTCATTAGATCAATTTGGGTATAGATTTTTTTGTCGATATGCCTCCTTTCTTTAGAGTTGTGGATAAAAAGTTTCTTTATTTTTAAATACTGAAGCTCTTTTCTCTGGTTTTGGTTCAAACAAGTCTTTTGGCCCATCTAGCTCTTTAGCTAGAGAGTCCTTTACGAGTGTCATAAGTGATGTGTGTTTTTTATCTGCAAAATTAAATTCGTGTTTAATTCTCTTCACAAGGAAAACTCCCTGATAGAACCTATCGTTTTTAGGATTATCAGCTGTTTTAATGGAAGCAACGTGAGGTATATCAAGTATCACAACATCTCCAGCATTGATAGAGGTATTACCGTGTGTAACTATATTTAGTAAAAGTCCTTTGTCTAACTGATTCATCGTAGAAACTCTTTCTTGTATGGAGTTCTGTGGATCAGGTGCTGCATAAGGTTCTGTACCGTCTACAGTTGTATTATTAGTATCTGTCTCACCTTGTGAGATTGAAGTTAAAAATGTTCTACTTGGAAAATCTGAGCTTCTAGAACCGTCCTTCTCTATGGATACATCACTAAAAATAGGAAATTGTTTTTTACCATGATAACTTGTGATATGTCTCTCTTTAGAAAAGTGATCAAAATAATTATATTGATATTCGTTAAATGTTTTACTGTAGATGTTATGTACGATAAGTTTTGAACCATAGACGCCTGTAGTAAAATTGAATAAACTATTACTATTCTCTACAATTTCATAAGCAAGGATAGCACCTAGTTGTGTCTCAATATTAACAATTCCTTTATTCACCTGACTGCCAGGCACGTAGGATGTGTATGTTTGAGCAACAGGTTGAGCATACATACTTGCTAAAGTTCTAAAATGGTAACCCTTAAATGTTTCAAAGAACATATAACTAGGAGATAAGTTTTCAGCTAAACTTGATGTTGACTGTTTTAGTGCCATTGATATTACATCAAATGGGGATATGTTTGGAGCAACAATTCTTTTAACACCATTCGTTGGCTCTACAAAAATTTGTTTCTGGCAATTAACCCTCTTTAGCATATCCTCAACAATATCGGAATATGTTCCGTTTAGAGATTCATTAACTCTTGTTCTTTGATTTTTTACCAACTCTGAAGTTGTAAAGGTTAACAAATACATTGATACATTGTTACCAACTTCAGTTCTATTTTGTATAGAATTTATGATGAAAACATTTTTAGTGTAATCAATAATATCTTCTTCTGATTTAAGAGAAGGAGTTTGAATTTTTAGTAAAAAGTATTCCTGACCAATGATTGGAGCAAGACCAACAAAACCACCAGAGTCTTGTATCATTACTTCTCCAGATACAGCATTTCGTTGACAGTCCTCAAATAAATTGAGTCCAACTATATTTTGTTTTACGTTTATTTCTGTTCCAGATGATGTTATGATTCTTGCTTCTGCTAGACTAAAATCACCTACTTCTTTAATTTCGTCAGCCATTAAAGCACACTTTCACCCATGAGTATTTCAAATTCTTCTACAAACTGATCTACGTATGCAGAGTCTAGTAAACGTATACTACGCAATGTATCTTGTCTACTTTCCTCGTATTCACGATTTGTTATGAGTGTAGCATCACCATGACTTGTGTTATCTGAACCAATGTCTATTGTCACTTTGGTATCACCAGAAGTTTGTGTTATCTCATAATGATGTGTACCATCAGGATCACTATACTTGTCATTAATAAAGGCTAGAAACTGCGGTGTGGACAATGGCCACTGATGATACCTATCTGTTATACTATTTACGTACATGATTATCCAGTGTAGATTAGAATCACCATAGAGTTTATCTGCTAACATCTCAGGTGTTTCACCTTCTTTAACATCATATGTATCATATAGTAATGTGTTTGATCTTACCTTTGTTCTTAGAGCAACACGTTTCATTAGATTGGTGACAAGTTTAAGTTCACCGTTACCTACAGAATCATATGGTATAAGGGGAAAATTTGCAAAATACATTATTAGAATCCTTCTTTAATATGATCTTGACTCAACACTTCCAATTCGGTAAATTGTAATGTAATTTTACTTTTCTGTGGAGGCGGACCACTACCAAATTTACTAGATGTTGGTTCATATGCAGTAAAGCGGTCTGCGCCATATTCTACTTCAACACTGTTTAAAAAACACGTTGACACTTTATTAATAAAACTGTTTTCTGAAGCTCTGTACATATATTGTATATCAAATGTGCCTGGAATATCCATCTCTCTTCTGGTAGTTGGATTGGAGTATTTTGGCATCATGTAGAATTTAAAGTGATATATAATGTCTTCTACTATTCGTGCCTCTTGAGCACTTTTAGGTAAAAATGCAAATGTATAACTGAAACTTCTTCTACCAACACCCTCAAACATCATTTCCATTCTTGGAGTAATAACACTTCCACTTGCAAGTTGGGATAGGGCAAGAGCGCCAGGCGCAATAGTGTCTATTGCTGAGTTTGCTAAATTCTTTAAACCTTCTTTTGCTGTAGAACCAGTTAAAGAATCAGTTATTTTTGTTAATGTGTCTGCGGTTCCCGAACCAACTTTAAATGCCTCTATAGCACCAGCACCTAAAGCTGCTAAAGTACCAATTTCTTTATCAGCATATTTAACATTATAGGATACCGATACAGCAGGGGGCATATACAATGCAATAGTTGTTGCAAGTCTTTGAGTAGGAAGTTTCTCTAATACAATTGAACGATTTAGTCTACCACCAGCAGAAGGCACTAAAGCTTCTGCATTTGCTTTTCTGATGCCTGCGTGTTTTTGTGCTCTGATTGTAATTTGTTCTTCATCTTCTTTCCCGTCTGATGATGTAAATGGTCCCTTTGCCAAGTTAGCTTCATCACCTATTTTTTTAGTTGCACTTTCTACACTGTTAGTACCCTTATTCTTTTTAAGCTTGCCTGGAATTCTTTCGTTAATCATAAACATAATATAATGCCCTTGTTGTGGGTCACTATCTACATTTATAGGATATGTTAAGATATTGCTAGAAGTTCCTTTATTTGCACTAAACGTAGAACCAAGTGCAGAATTATTACCTTCTTTGTTTAAACCAGCAATATTTCTAACTGCATTACCACCGGCTTTAACTGCCTGGTTGGCAGCTCCAGCGATTCCTGATCTTACTGCATTACTAATTCCTGTTAATACTGCCATTTTAAGTGTCCTTATAAACTGTTATAAGTATTTATACATGAAGACATACAAAGGTAAATATACTCCAAACAATCCTCGTAAATATACAGGGAACCCATCTAAAGTAATCTATCGCTCTTCATGGGAGCGAAAGTTTATGGTGTATTGTGATACCAGTGACAGCATACTTGAGTGGTGTTCTGAAGAAGTCATTATACCCTATTTATCCCCTTGGGACGGTAAGATGCATCGTTATTTTCCAGACTTCTATATTAAAGTTAAACAGTCAAGTGGTAAGATTAAAAAGTTTATTATAGAAGTTAAACCTAAGAATCAAACTAGACCACCAAAGCCTGTTACCCGAAAGACTAAAAGATTTATAAATGAAGTTAGAACTTGGGGTATAAATGAAGCAAAGTGGAAATCTGCAAAAAATTGGTGTGACCATAATGACATGGAATTTAAGATACTTACGGAAGTTGAGTTGGGTATACGTTTTTAGAATGTGGTTGATAAAAACATTGAATATTCAAATATTAGATTTGTCTCATAAATAAATCTATGGAAGACATGCAATTTAATGTAAAAATAGCAAGTACAGGAGATACATTTCTTGTACCTATAGGCAAAAGTATACTTGATGTATTATATGAAAATAAGATAGGCCATCCTTCTTCATGTAAGGTAGGTATGTGTAGTAAATGTCTCGTTACTTACTTAGAGGGAACGGTAGACCATCGTGATTTACTATCTTCATCAGACATAGATCACAATACACAACTAACAATTTGCCAATCAAGAGCAACATCCCCACTATTAGTGTTAGACATAGATTTAGACACAGAGGATGAATTCTAGTCTTTGTCATAGAACTACGTATAAATACTAGTATGGCAAAGAGTAAATATATTCAAAGCGTTTTAGATGATGCTAAAGGTAGACCAAAATCTACTCAATGGTACAAAGATAAGATCAAGGAGTTTGGGCAACCTTCAGCTCAGGACTTGATTCGTGATGGAAAGAGAAACAACAAACCATTTTATGGTAAGTTGAATATGTTTTTATACAATCCAAAATTCAAGAAAAAATTACCTTACTATGATACATTTCCTCTGGTCTTACCCTTGGAAACCTATAATGATGGATTTCTGGGGTTAAATTTACACTACCTCCCAATTCCTTTACGAATAAAATTACTTGATAGATTAGTAGACTATTCTAACAACTCACAGTTTGATGAGAGCACACGATTAATTGTTGATTATAGTAGATTAAAAAAAATAAAATTAATACAACCAACCATACACAAATACTTAGCTGGTCAAGTTCAGTCACAGTTTCGTAGAATAGATGCAGATGAGTTTACAGTCGCAACTCTTTTACCAGTGCAAAGATTTAAGAAGGCATCTGCAAAAGAAGTATGGTCTGATTCTAGGAGTATGATCTAATGGCTGAAATTCCTAAATTTTTAGAAGCTGGTGCTTTTGGTGTTATAAATGATATACTTGCTGGATTTCATGATGACAATGGATATGCACAACCAAATAGATATGAAGTTTTAATTTTCCCCCCAGCAAAACTTGGTGGTGGAAATCAAAGTAATATATTTTCTGGTTTGGAAAGACAAAGTGATACTAGAAGTATATCTTTGCGAGCTCAAAGTCTTAATATGCCTGGCAGAAACCTAGCAACAACTGATGACAGCAACGTATACGGCCCGAAAAGAGAAGTTGTAGAGGGTGTTAATTATGCAGAGGAAATATCTATAGATTTTCAAGCAAGTTCACAGTTGTCAGAAAGAGTATTTTTTGAGAATTGGCAAAGACAAGCGTTCAATGAAAAGACTTGGAATATTGGATACTATAATGATTATGTTGGTGAAATACAAATATTTGTTTTAGATAAACAAGATAAAAGAAGATATGGTATCAAACTGTGGGAAGTCTTTCCAAAGACTATAGGTGCAAATCAGTTAGCATATGATGCCAATGATACATTGATGCTAACAAATGTAAGTTTTAGTTTTAGATATTGGACTAGTTTAGATCAAAACCAAAACCCAGACATTAATATTTTTGATAGAATTACGGAAACTGTGATTAGTACAGCAGAGAGAAATATATCTAGGAACATTCCTAGAATACTGAATAGATTATAATAAAGGATGAAAAATTATGGCGTTACCTAAACTTGATGTGCCAGTTTATGAGCTTGAACAACCATCAACTGGCGAAACGATTAAATATAGACCCTTCTTGGTCAGAGAACAAAAAACACTCATGTTGGCTCAAGAGTCTGAAGATGATAAACAAATTAGAGATGCTTTAGCAAGTCTTATATCTAATTGTACTTATGAAAAAGTTGATCCATATAAAGTTCCAATTTTTGATATAGAATTTTTATTTTTAAGAATACGAGGAAAATCTGTAGGCGAAAAAGTTGATTTGAAATTATTGTGTCCAGATGATAATGAAACACTTGTTAATAAAACAATTAATTTAGAAGATATTGGTGTGAACATGAAAGTTGGGCATACTAATGAAGTTGAAATTACAGATAAGATAAAAATGGTTATGAAATATCCTACTCTCAATGATGTTGTTGATATGGGAGAAGATGTAACTGACTCTGAAGACGTTTTTAAAATGGTTAGAAAATGCGTTCATGAAATTCATGATGGTGAAAAAGTGTATAACAAAATTGATATATCAGAATCAGAATTAGAAGAATTTATTGATAGTTTAACAAGTGATCAATTTGAAAAAGTTACAGATTTTTTTGACACTATGCCTAAAGTTCAATATTCTGTAGAAGTAACAAATCCAAAGACTAAAAAGAAAGGTGAAGTAGTCATTGAGGGTATTCAAAGTTTTTTCGACTAAGCCTCTCTCATGACTCCATTTTTAATTATTTTAAAACAAATTTTGGAATGATACAACACCATAGATGGAGTTTGACAGAAATAGAGAACATGATGCCTTGGGAGAGGGAAGTATATGTTGGATTATTAATTCAACACGTTGAAGATGAGAAGAAAGAACAGGCTAAGCAATAATGGAAATACTTACACCATCAGGTGCAGCAATGGAACTTACTGAACTAATTATGCCATATATTGGTATGGTGATAATTGTTGTTA